TCGTGCATTATGTACAGGCGGAACCCCTGATAAAGACTTAGGTGCAAGTAATCTAGCAAGTTGTAAGAGTCAAGGACTCCGTGCCCGTGATGGCGAAAAGAGTCATTTAATAACTGCTGGAAAACGAAAGGTTCGTGTAACCGTGGGCGGCAAAAAGATTAAAGGCCGCAAATACGGCGGACCTCTACCTGATTATGGAACACGCAAATGAGATACAAAGAGTTTGCAACTAGTGAATCAATAGATCGTTTTATGGGATCCATACTTGGAACCCCGTCAACTGCCATTTCAGATGTTGTTGATAAAGTATCAGGAACATCTGACGCAACCGACAAATCAGATAAAACTCAACCCAATTCACCAGGATCAACAGATGGAGAAATACTTCCAGTTAACGGACCAGTATCTAGTCCATTTGGAAGACGTTCTAGTGGAATGCATTTGGGTACAGATTTTGCAGTTCCAATTGGTACTCCAGTAAAAGCACCGCAAGATGGTGTTGTTTCAAGGTCCGGATCTGACAACATGAACGGAACATTTGTTGAAATTAATTCTGGAGGAGTAATACATTCATTATTACACTTGTCACAATCTAAAGTATCATCAGGGCAACAAGTAAAGAAAGGTCAGGTTGTTGGCTTATCTGGAAACACTGGCTACTCAACAGGTCCTCATCTACATTGGTCAAAACGTGTTGCTGGCCGTCCAGTAGACCCAATGGCCAATATAGGATAATGTATGCGATTCAACGAATTTAAAATCAAAGAAGACATTGATAAATTTATGGGTGCATTGCTGGGCAAACAACCATTTAGTATAGGAACTAGTGCTAGCGGCAGTTCAGGTGAAAAAGCTGCAGGAAAAACTGATCCTGCTAAACCAAATGCAAATATACAAGACCCAGACTTCAACAAAAAATTACACAAGATTGCTCAAGCATTAGGCATTAGTTACGATACCCTATATAAGATTATTAAATTTGAAACAGCAGGATCGTTTAGTCCAAGTTCAAAAGATCCTAATAATGTTTCAGTAGGCTTAATTGGTTTTACTGAAAGAACTGCAAGAGGCCTCGGAACTAGTAAGGCTGAACTTGCAAAGATGACAGCAGTACAGCAACTTGATTATGTATATCAGTTTTATAAAAATGCAGGAGTGCAACCAGGCGAAGATATTGGAACTATCTATATGCGAACCTTTATGCCGGCATTTGTACATGCATCAGACAGCACAGTATTAGGTAAGAAAGGCGGCGGCGATTTAATTCTTCCTAGCGGAAAATCATCAGGACTCAGTTTGCATAAAGTATGGGAACAGAATCCAGCATTTGCAAAAAGCAAAGGTAAAAATTATTTTACAGTTGGTGATGTAAAATCTTCTATACGCAACCGCTAATCTATAAATAACTTCATGAACTTAACTGGCAATCTTTTAATTGCGCCGCCTGCGGTCAAAGGCAATTTTTGGTACAAGACTGTAATACTGATTACAGAGCATCACAACCAAGGTAGTGTTGGTCTTGTATTAAACAAACGAAGTCAAATGAGTATTCCAGAGTTTGGCGAACAACTAGGATTCCAAATAGATGTTCCTGGATTTGTTTACCTTGGTGGCCCAGTTAATGTAAAAAGTCTTAGCTTCTTACATTCAAACGAATGGGTAAGTAAAAACACACTCAGAATTAATGATAAGTTTAGCGTGAGTAGTGCAGATGATATATTACCTAGACTGGCTATGGGAGATCGTCCATATCAATGGCGACTATTTTTAGGTATGTGTGGATGGGCGCAAGGCCAACTACAAGGTGAAATAAACGGTACTCCTCCTTGGAACCAACAACACAGTTGGTGTTTATCGTCGGCAGATGAAGAATTAGTGTATGGTTCAGATAATAAAGACCAATGGTGCAATGCTTTGGATCGATCTGGACTAGAATTTGCCCAAAACATGCTGGCCTAAACGGGCTTGACATAAGTACTTTATGAGCATATAATTAATGCTCAGTCGGTTGGGTCTGTAAACACAATCAAAAGGAAATAAAAATGTCGGACACTCTAGTCTTGAATGCTGACGGACAACCAGTTAGCTTTCTTCCATTAAGTGTAATTAATTGGCAAGATGCCATCAGATACATGGTCTTAGATAAGGCTGATGTACTAGCATGGCACGACGATTGGATTGTACATTCAGCTACATGGGAAACCCCAGTCCCAAGCGTTATCATGCTTCGCGAGTACATGAAAGCAAAAACTACAGTTCGTTTTAGCCGTAGTAATGTATACTTACGAGACAACGGACATTGCCAATACTGTGGTTCGCATATAGAACGTAAAGTTTCTACACTAGATCATGTACAACCAGTTTCAAAGGGTGGTAAGACCACTTGGGAAAATACTGTGACTGCATGTGCTCCATGCAATGCTAACAAGGCTGACAAGCACTGGAAACCTCGAATCAAACCTTATAAGCCTGACTATTACGAACTTGTAAATAAGCGTAAGAAACAACCGTTTCAAGTTAGACATGAGGGCTGGTTACAGTTTATGAATTTATGAAAAAATTTCTATGGAAGATCCTGGGCTTTTTAAGTTTAGGCATGGCGTATGTTGGGCTAATCACGCCCGGCATACCTTACAGTATCTTTGTTGTATTTGCGGCTTATTGCTTTGCCAAGGGCAGTCCAAAGATGCACGCCTGGTTGTATAATCATAAATTATTTGGCCCATTCTTGACTAACTGGAATACTAAACGTGTTTTTCCAACCAAGATGAAGTTTTTTATGCTAGGAATGATGAGTACTAGTTTACTCATCATGTTCTTCACAGGAGTAAAACCAATTGGAATTCTCAGCACCGCAATTTTTATGGGACTTGTTGCTATTTGGGCTTGGCGTTTTCCTGGCTCTATTGCCGAATACGATAGCCGCATTTCTGAAAATCGCAAGATAGGCTGGTTCAACAATAGTTTCTAGGTAAATAGTAGTACTTAAATTAAAAAGGTACTACTAATGAAACAGTTTCTATTAATACTGCTGGCATTACCAGCATTAGCATTTGCACAAAAAACACCACAGGGCGTAATGTATGACGCACAAATTTTAAGTGTTACGGATGGTGATACTGTTGTAATCGCTGCACCGTTTTTACCAGCACCCCTTAAGCCGCAATTAGCAGTTAGGGTATTTGGTGTTGATACTCCAGAAAAAGGACATCGCGCTCTGTGCCCAAGCGAAGCACAACGTGGTGAGCAGGCTTCGGCATTTACTAAAAATGCTGTTGCTAAATCGTTAAAGCGTCAAGTTGTTCTGTACAGTTGGGACAAGTTTGGCGGTCGTGTGCTAGGCGATATGATCCTAGATGGACAAAGTCTACGTGCAATGTTAATTGCAAATGGATTCGCTAGAGAGTATTATGGCGAAGCTAAACAAAGTTGGTGCCAATAATGGACTATCCAGTATATCCAGAGGACGACGGCTATGACACTCCAAAAAATCCTTACAGCCCTGTGTAATAAATTCATTACAGGGTTAGCCATGTATGGCATCAGCATGAGCCTAGCCTATGCTGGCTACATTGGACAAGACTATGATCCACAATACGATTGGTGCGATCCTAGATTTTGTTGCCCACCAGGAGTAACAAATGAAAATCAATGAAATCATTAACGAAGATTGGAACAAAGTTAATAAAAAAGATAAGACAGACGGTCTTAGTCAGAAAGCTGTCAATGCTTATCGTAGAGAGAATCCAGGTAGTAAGTTAAAGACAGCAGTAACTACTAAGCCTAGTAAACTAAAAGCAGGCAGTAAGGATGCTAAACGCCGTAAGAGTTTTTGTGCTCGTATGAGTGGCAACAAAGGTCCAATGAAAGACGAGAAAGGTCGCCCTACTCCTAAAGCAAAAGCATTAAGCCGTTGGAACTGTGAATGAGAGCACAAGAGTTTACTCCAAGCAAATTAGTCATCTTTGATATAGATGACACGCTGGTCCACACACAAACGAAAGTGCATGTGGTTAAAGACGGACAAATAGTTAAGAGTCTTAACAGCCACGAGTTCACACATTACAAATTACAAGACGGCGAATCTTTTGACTTTGGTGCGTTTCGAAATGCTAAAGAGTTCTTTGATAACGCTAAACCAATCATACCAATGTTGAATCAACTCAAACAAGACATTGCTACTGGCAACAAGGTAGTAATGGTTACTGCTCGTGCAGACTTTGATGATAGAGAATTGTTTTTAGATACATTCCGTAAGTACGGTGTAGACATGAACAAGGTGCATGTCTATCGCGCAGGCAACATGACTGGTAAAATTCAAACAGAAGAAAAGAAAAAGATTATTATTCGTAATCTACTAAACAAAGGTCGTTATAACAAAGCAATCATGTATGATGATGCTGAACCCAATTTGCAGTCCTTTGTAGAACTTAAGAAAGAATATCCTAAGACTAAATTCTATGCGTGGCATGTAAGTTTAGAAGGTGAAGCAAGCGAATACGACAGAACAAACGAAACATTAGAAGAGCGTAAGAAAAAACGTCGAGTTCGTTATGCGGCATATGGCCCAGGACCGTTTGGTGGGTATGGTTATGCCACTGGATATAGCGGCGATGGTGGCGGTGCAGGTGGCGACGGCGGAGGAGTAGGCGAAAATTTTGCGGATGGAAAAAATCCACAAGACAAAGGCGATAGCAAACGTCACGGAGTTCCAACTAAAGCAAGTGTAAGCACACTACGTAAGGTTGCTAAACAAGGTGGCCGCAAAGGACAGTTAGCACATTGGATGGCTAACATGAAAGCAGGAAAGGCCAAGAAAAAATGAGCTTTTTGGTAGCGAACCTACCGCCGGTACATTGTTTTGTACGTAGAGAGTTCTTGTATGATTTTAAACAAGGACACGGCGAGTATGAACCTTGTATATGGGTTAGTATTAAAAGTCTACGTAGTCAAGCATTTCGTATAGAAGCGTATCTTCCTAGATATGGAGCACTGTATGATAAGTTACCACTTCATGCTTATGTAAGCAGAACTGATGACTTAGAACCAGAAAAGTTCTTGCCGCTAGACACACTGCAAATTTGGGACTGTTTTAGTTATGACATTGCAGTAATACAAAAAACATTCTTGCGAAATCTCAGCTGTAAATTTTATGCGAAAGATCGTCAGCTACACACAGGCAACTATATGTTTACTGTAGACAATGCAAGCCCAGATGTTAATATTCTAGATACTAGCTATAGCGAATGGCCAGAAGATCATAAGAGTTTTAACTTTATAGAGTTAAATAACGGACAGTATGCAGCTCAACCAAACAACCGTTGTATATTTTTAGACGCTGCCAGTAACCCTAAAGAAATGTTGCACCCAGACTTTAAAGTGTGTACTAAAAAATACGTAGTAGAAACAAACCCTAAATGGGCGTTAGGTGACAGTGATACTGTAACATACGATTAAAGGAAATTGAAATGAAAAGACTTATAGTAGTATTAGCATTTTTAAGTTTAACAGGCTGTAGTACAATAATGGAATATGTTCCTAGCAGATGGGATGTTAATCAAGCCAAAGTAATCACAGACATACAACAACAGAGTAGAAACTTTGATTGTAAGGCAGACTTGGCACCACAAATTAAACGTTTATCACAAGATGTAGAGTGGTTCGATATCTATTCTAAAACTAAACCTACACGAGATATTGCCAAACTAAACGGCACACTTACTAACACAGTTAAAGAGTTACAAGACCGTGCGGCAAAAGGTCCAGTAAGTCCGTTATACTGTGACTTGAAATTAAAGATCATACAACAACAATCTGACATACTTGCTAAGTCAGTACAAGGGAGATTCTAATGAGCGCATTATCTGAATTAATGAACAGTGGTAATACTTGGGCCGCAGAACGTGCCCAGTATGCATTGCAAGTACACGAAGCTGTGGGCGCAGGACAACTAAGTCCTAGCGAAGCCAAAGAGATATTACAAGATTTGATTAGTACAGAGAAACTAGAAGAAGCAGCCGCTGATCAACAGGCACGTGCCGCATTAGTGTTTGGTGTTACACAACTTCTTAGTTTGTATTAAACACTTTAACCAGAGCTTCAACTAGGTCTTCAATCATACCATCATCGTGAAACGGAGTGGGCGCAAATCGTAGCCGCTCCGTTCCCACATCAACTGTAGGATAGTTGATTGGTTGTACATAGATGTTATACTCGTTGAGTAATGCATCACTCATGGCCTTGCAACGTTTAGCATCACCTACAAGCACAGGGACAATATGTTCTGTAGCACAGTCCATAACAGTAATACCAGCAACACCTAAACGATGCTTTAGTTTACGAGCACGTTCTTGATGTTTCTCACGTATCTCAGGATGCGCTTTAAGATACTTAATTGCAGCCAATGCACCAGCACAAGTAACTGGACTCATACTTGTAGTGAATATAAATCCAGCTGCAACACTACGGATAGCATCGCCTACAATCTTATCACAAGCAATATATCCGCCTTGAACTCCGTAGGCCTTTCCCAAGGTACCATTGACTATATCAATTTTATTTTCAAGTCCAAGTTGTTCTACTTTACCAGCACCAGTTGGCCCATATAAGCCTACGGCATGCACTTCATCAATGTAGGTAATAGCTCGATATTTTTCAGCAAGTTTACATATTTCTTTGATATGTCCGCAATCGCCATCCATTGAATAAACACTTTCAAAAATTACACAAGGAACATTGCCCATAGCAAAACTAATCTTAAGTTTCTGTTCTAGATCTTCTAAGTCATTGTGCTTAAAGATAACTTTCTTAGCCTTACTATGTTGGATGCCCACAATGATACTGTTATGATTGTTTTCATCGCTGATAAATTCAATGTTAGGAATAATTTTAGCTAGGGCAATTATGGTCCACTCGTTGGCTACATAAGCACTTGAAAATAGTATGGCTTTTTCTTTCTTGTGTAATGTGGCAAGTTCGTGTTCTAATGCCACGTGATAGTGACTAGTACCGCCAATGTTACGAGTACCGCCAGAACCTGAACCTGTGTGATCTAATGCTGTGTGCATAGCATCTAACACAACTTTATGCTGTCCCATACCCAAGTAATCGTTTGAGCACCAGTTTACAATGTTTTTAATATTGTAAGGGCCATACCAGATAGCTTGGGGAAATTTGCCGTTTTCACGCACAATGTCGTTAAACACACGATATTTGCCGTTTTCTTTAAGTTCTGTTATTAGTTTTTGAAAGGGTTCTTTGTTTATCATAGTAGACTATTTAACACTAAATATAGGATACAGGATAAAAATATGAGAATCCAAGATATTATTCGTAACATGATAGACATGATTGATGGTGTAGAGCAAGAACCTGAACAAACAACCACAGTTATTGTTGCCCACCCAACAGCTACTATAGATGAACCAGAAGATGCTAGCCCATTATCACATGCAGGCGATGATATGCGTAGATTACGACAGATTGTAGATCTAGCAGACAATGACGGATGTGAGCCTTACGGCAACACTCCTAAGGAAAAGTACGCAGATATTGATGCTGTTACTGTAGATGCAGGCGGTGGTATGCAAGCACCTAAACACCCAGCAGATATTCGTGGAGAGCATCCAAGTATGTATCCAGCACATCAACACGGCTTTGGAGAGTAATATGTCAGCAAACGGAATATCAACACTATCAACTAGAGAATTACGTCAGAAAGCTAAATTAGATTTAGCACAAACAAAAAGACAAGCTGGTGG